CGAGCATCTACATGGAGAGGTTTTGGATGGCGGAATGCGCGTGGGCGGCCAAGGAAATAAAAGAGAGATTGGGGATGGACTTCGATCCCTTATTGGCCTATTTCAGGCAATACCAAAGGGGGGTGGACGAGGTGACGTACGTCCACTCGGACGAGGCGGTGGCGGATTATGGGGCCATCCTTTCCCTTGGGCGATCCGGGAGGGAGAACGGGGCCTTCAGGCTCTGGAAGCACAAGGAGACGGGCCTTGAGGTCCCCGACAGTGAACATCGTTTGCAGTTGGGAGCCGAGGGCTTGGACGATTCGAAATGGCAGGTGGAACAGCACCTTGAGCTTTTGCCCAATCGGTTGATAATCTATTCGGCGAGGCTTTTCCATTCGAGGCACCCGAGGCTTTGGGCGAACGAATGGCCGAGGACCGTTGGGGTTTACTTTTTCAACGAAAGGAGAAACTGAGATGGCAAGTCACTATGTGCAGGGGTGTAACAGGATTTTGAACTATGCGAAGAATAACTTGGTGAACGTGGACACGCAGAGGCTTTGCGCGGCCCTCGGGGTTCCGATTATCCACGCGAGACAGAACCTGGAGACGTTCAAGCGGCGGGTGAGCGAGCCCCAGTCCGAGGCCATTGCGAATTTGCTTGGCTTGAGCATGGCCGATTGCCGGACGAACACGGGGATGCAGGTAGCACCGTAGATTGCCCCACTTAAGACTGGCGTTGCCAGTATCAAAGGCGCTTATGGCTACTGTGACCGATAAAGTCCTTTCGGGCGCCGCGTTCAAATCGCGGGAGTGGGATTATCTTGGGAGATTTAATTGAGCAACGAAGTTTTCAATTTCACGCTGGATACTCCCTTTGAGGAGGAAATCCAGTACTTGACCGTCGTCTCCGAATCGGAGGCGGGGAAGGAGCAGCGCTACCAGAAGTGGCTGCGACCAAAGAGGACCTTCCGCGTCACGCTCCGGGCGAGGAATGCCTCGCAGACGGATGACATCTGGCGCTTCTACACGCGGCATAAGGGATCGTTCGACAGTTTCCTTTTCCAGAATCCGAACGAAAACCCGGTGACGGCGGAGACGGTTGGATCGGGAGATGGCGTGGGCTCCGTCTTCTATCTCGGGAAAAAGGTTGATGCGGCCACGGGTGACTTGATCGTGGTGGCGGGGAGCGAGGCCGTGACCCGCTCGGTCAGAGGCACGGGCGATTACCTTTCCTTCACGGCCTATACGATCGACAACAACCTGGGGCAGATAACGACGAACTCCGTCCTGCCCTCGGGCGATGTTCTGAGGGCCGGGTATCGGTTCCATTACCGAGTGCGCTTCCGTGAGGATTCGTTGACGAGGGAGGCGTTCGCGACTGAGTTGTGGAATCACGGGAGCGAGCTTGTTGAGGTGATTTAGTGGCCCGTTCGCTTTCTTCTGAGTTCCTACGCCGGAAGGCCCAACCCACCTCCAACCCCATCGAGCTGTGGGACGTGCACCTGGGTTCGACCACGGCGGTGGACAGCAACACGCTTTTCTTCGCGGTGACGAATCGAAACATCCGCTTCTATTCCTTCGTCGACGGGACCCCGAGGATTTTCCAGGGCCTCGGAATCCAGCGTAGCCCGATCGCACGGTACATGGACTCCAGGATCGACAACCTTGAGATATCGCTGGAGAACGTCGACCGGACCTTTTCCCAGTACTTCCTGGACATCGACCTGCGGGGCAAGCGGATCGTCATCCGGAAGATTTTCGGCGACCTGATAGCGAAGGCCGCTGAAAGCGACGGGGACAACTTCGTCGTCCTGTTCGACGGAATCCTGGACGCACCGACGCTCACCCAGTCGAGGTTCCAGGCGCAGGCGAGGAATAACTTCTTCCAGTCGCTGGCCTTCAACGTACCCCGCCGGACCTATCAAGGCCTCTGTAATTGGAAATTTGGCAGCTCCGGGGATTGCGCTCAGCATCGCACCCAGACCCAACTTTTCGACACGAGGACGGGCCAGACCATAGACACCGTGACGAGCCAAACTCAATTAAAGGATGCGGCTAGGACGGAGGGCGGGAGCGGGGACTATTGGGCCCCTGGCATCATCGAGATGACTGGCGGGACGGCGGGGAACATCGGCCTGAAGCGCAGGGTTGTCCAGTCGACGGCAGCCTCTGGCGACGGGGTGGGACCCTCAGGGGACCTTTTTCTGGAGGCCAACTTTCCCTATGTCGTTGTACCCGGAGATCAGTACACAATCCAAAGGGATTGCGGACACACGCTGAACAAGGATTGCAGGGACAGGTTCCTGAACAATTCGGAGTTCGGGGGATTTATCACGATCCCGGAAAACCTTATAAGGCGAGAATGAACATCATCACCACGGTGGGGAAACCATGTTCCGCAATCCCGGCCATCGGGAATGTCTTCAGCACTCAGGCCTACATCGCCCTGATTTCACAGCAAATCTCCGAGGGCGAGGAGGTTCGGAGCCATGTCAGGGCGTTGATGCCCATGTTTTCTGTAAGGGCGGCATGGAGGATTTACTGGTCTACGAAGCGGTACCTCAACGGGAGGCTGGAAGATTACAGGCAGGAAAAGCTTGAAAGGTATCACGAATGGTTAAGACAGAATCTTTGATCGACCCGAAATTCCTGGGCATCCCGTACAAGCTTGGGGGGAAGGACTGCGAGGGGGCGGATTGTATAGGGATTGCCATTCTATGGCTGAGGGAGCAGGGAGTAGAATTTGACTACGATGATGGGATGGGTCCCGTGATGGCCCACTGGTGGGAGCACAACCCGAGGCGGTTCTTGGAAGCCTTCCTTTCCCTGGGGGGAATCCTGCACTGGCCGGAACTGAGAAAATTTGATTGCGTCCTCCTGCTGGGGGATGAGGTGAGTTCGTATCCAAGCTGCCTCGGGATCATGGTGGATAACCGGCACTTGCTCCTTTCATTCGAAAAGCAGGGGAGCCACGTCTCGATGCTGAACAAGCACTGGAAGGAAAGATTCTGGGGGGCCATCCGGTTGCACAAAGTAATGGAGAAATACCCAAATGGTTGAATTTATTTACGAGCAACTCTTTTCCTACCAGGCGATTTCCATTGCCTCCAACGGCATCGGGCTTGTCACGACGCTGACGGTAATCGCCATAGGGGCGGCGATAGTCTCGGCGACGATCAGCATCATCCAGGCTTTCCAACCTCCGAAGCCGGGGAAGATAAGCTTCGGGTTCCAGGGCGACATTGGCGGATCGCCGCGGTATGGGCAGTTCGGCCCACTGGACAACACCATCTCCAACGAAATCGCGGTGCCCGTCCTTTACGGGCAATTAAAACTGGCGGGGAATGTCATCTGGCAGACGGACCCGGGGGTGACGGTGGCCAGGATCGTCGGGCTCTGCGAGGGGGAGGTGAGCGCGATCACGGACGTGCGGGCGAACGACGTAGTCATCAACGCCACCAATACGCCAGGCTCCTCCAACACGAACTACGTCGGGACGGGGACGCAAAAGGCGGACAGCCGGGTTCCGGCGAGCCTGAGACCGGACTTGGAGCTCCACCACCTGGCCTACATCGCGTTGACGCTCGTGGCCTCGGAGGGCCTGAAGGGGGGGAATCCGGCCATCACTTCGGTTGTGCAGGGAACCCTGGTCGAGACGTGGTCGGCGGGGGCGTGGTCTTTGACAAAGTCCTATTCCAGGAACCCAGCGGCCTGTCTCCGGGACTTCATCACCAATTCGAGGTATGGGATTGGGATTGCGAAGGCGAACCTGGACGAGGCCTCATTCGGGACCGCTTTCGACCATTGCGAAGAGCTGGTAGACGGGCCCTCGGGCAAGGAGGCACGCTACCGCCTGGACTATATTGCTGACACCCAGAGGCCGGCCCAGGATATCTTGAATGATATGCTGGCCACGTTCTCGGGCTTCCTGATTTACGCGGGAAACAAGGTGAAGTTGAAGGTGGAAAAGGACGAGACGATCACCCAGTACTTCGGGGACGGGTCGACCACGAAGGCGAATGGGACCTTCGACCCGGGAAATATCGTGAAGGACAGCTTCTCCTGGAACATGGCGTCGATCGACGACCGGCCTAACCGGATACGAATCCAATGGCTGGACCCGGACCAGAACTACGTCAAGGTATACACCCAGATCGAGGACAGGATCGACCAGGACGACCGGAATACGGTCATCCCGAAGGATGTAT